GAGTTTCTGGCGATATTAAGCTATTGGGAGCAATCAGATTTAGTAATGGTGATTCTTTAGATAGCACAGATGATATCAGCAGCCTATCTGAAAGTGGTGCTTTCGTTAGTGGGGTTGTATTTTCTACGCTTCCAAAATTTAGAGAAGGTTTCATGATAGATAATGTTGGAACAGCTCCTTTGTTTACTAGTCCAACTAGTGGGTTCATGACAGTGTATGATCAAAATGGATCGACATCAGAAGGGGTATTTATTACCAATAGAGATAAACACTCTAGTCTTACAAGTGGTGATTATGTAGTGGCAATTAATATTAACAACGAGTTTAGACCATTATGGATTAATAACGAAGACTTAGCTTGTAATACATGCTGCAAATAATAACATGGGGTTCATAGGATGGCAAGAGGAAGAAGAACCAGATGCGATAAGCCTAGCAGTCCATTTGTAGAGTATGTTCCAGACGTAACAACTTCTACAACTACCTCTACTACGCAAACACCATTTATCTTTATACCAGAAAGTGGAGTTACTTGTCCAGTTTCTACAACTGTGACTGAATTGCAAAGTGTTGTAGTTTCTGATTCTCCTACTATTATCGGCGGTATAGGTGTAGCTTTGGGCGGTTCTTCTAGCCCATCGTTGGTAACAAGAGAAGTTGAAGTTTTAAAATGTCTTTGTGGATCTATGTTTTTCCCAAAAGGTTCTGAAAGCTCTCTTATAGTTAATAGTACCCACACTCTTGACCTACAGCATACTGAGGACGTACTGGTTGCTAGCGAACAAGAATTTAATACTAAATCAAGTGTGTTAAGCAGTGGGAGCGATGTTTTTCTTAGCGCTCTTACTGTTAAATTTGCAGATAAGTATCTTACGGATAAAATTACTGTAGATAGTGCAATTAAAATTATAATTAAAACACAAGAAGGTAAAGTAGTAGCCACTAAA